AAGGCGACGATTGAGGCGACGAAGATTGCCAAGACGTCCGAGGCCGACCTGAAGGCAGCCGAGGCCGAGCTTGCCAAGGTGAAGGCCCGCGCCAGCGAGAAAGCCAAGGTCAAGGCCGAGAAACGTGCAGCGGTTAAGTCGGGCGAGACGAAGGCTATGCCGTTGACCGGCAAGGCGGCCCTGGCTGCGATCGCGGCGGCCTCGACCGTCCCGGTCAAGAAGATCCCGACCGGCGTTCGTGCGCTGGCATCGTCGGGCGCGCCGCTGCCTGCGGTGAAGGGGAAAGGGAAGGCCTCGGCAAAGGCGATCGACCACGAAGCCCGCAAGGGCTCGCCGAAGGCCAAGCCCCCTGCCCCCGCGAAGAAGGCGGCTCCCGCGAAGAAGGCGGCGGCAACCAAATCGACTGCGAACTTGCGTCCGGATGGGCTGCGCGTCGGCAGCGGAATGGCTACGCTGGTCGACACCGTCCTGCGCAAGGGCGGCGCCACGAACGAGGAGCTGTGCAAGGCCGTCGGCTGGGCTCAGTGTCTCCCCATGATGCGCAAGGCTTGCGAGCGAGCTGGCGTGAAGGTCGAGACCGTCAAGGTTAAGGATGGGCCGGCCCGGTACGTCGGGACCCGCAAGTAGCCTCTCCCCTTACCCTACCCCCTCAAATCCCCAGGCACGCTCGCCTAGGGATTTTTCTATGGGGGGGTTGTCTACCCTACCCCCCCCGTCAAACGAACGCACGTGCGGCCAGCCCTACGCGGCCCGTAGGGGGTTATAATTCGGACTGTCGGGCAGGGGCATTAAACCCTCGCGCCAGGCTCGGACAACGAGGGGGTCCGCCTCCCCGGCATCAAGAAACCCTTGGGCGCGCAGGGTGGACGCGTGATCCTTCCCCACAGGGGGGTAGGCACCATCGTATGCTGTATGGCTGTAAGCCAGCGCTTCCCAGCATCCCGGCAATTGCTTGGCCATCCGCACGGTGTCGGCCTTGCTCGCGCGCAGCAGCGGCGCCTTGATGGAGAACCCGTGGCATCCGAGCGCCACGTTGATCAGCTTCTCCTGAGCCAGCACGAACTCCTCGCGGCAGTCCGGGTAATTGGCGTTGTCCTCCTGGCAAACGCCAGTGACCAACACCGCGCAGTCTTTCACGATCGCTCGGTTTGCTGCCAGCGTGAGAAACACTGCGTTGCGCATCGGGACGAAGGTGAGCTCGACGCGGTCTCCGATGATCTTCGACATCTGGTCGTAGGATTCGTAAAGCTCAAGCGTCTCCTTCGAGTTGGTGAGCGGCGAGCGCCCCTTGAGCACAGGCCCGAGTTCGACGACGTCGTGCGATGCGACGTTCGCCATCAGCGCAATCTTGCGTGCAGCATCGATCTCGCGCCGGTGGCGCTGCGCGTAGTCGAAGGTGACAGCATGAACCTCGGTGAAGCCTTTCGCTTTTGCCCAGTAAAGGCACGTCGTTGAATCCTGTCCGCCGGACAGCACCACCATTGCTTTGACGCTCATAGGTGCACCCTTTCATAAGCTTGCAGCATTGTTGAGAGATCAGCTGGCGAGCACGCCAGGAAGACTTTAGTCCCGATATTTCGTTCGGCATCAAGGGAAAAATCAACCCAGGAAAAATAAGGTATCTTCACCGCAGGAGCGTCTTTCCCCGTCCAACCAGAGGGTCGCCCCAGAGACCATGGATCAAAGCCGTAGCGATGCAGCGTCGATGCGATTGCCGAACTGATGTTGCCATGCTTGACGGTCGTCCGCATGAGGTGCGGCATGTGCCCTGCGCCGACATAGATGTCGACCCAGCCGTACTTGCCCCCGCGATTGAAGTTTGAGCTGTCGCATGAGTACGGCCGATAGTGCTTCATGAAGTCGAAGCGCGTGAAACCGAGAAGGTGTACGGCGCGACTACCGACGCACCGCATGATCCCGTTTACAAACCCGCGTGAACCGGTTGTCCCGACAAGCCCGCCAACGCCGACCAGCTCTGTTCTTTCATAGTAATATTCTAGGTCGGCTTGCGCTGCGCCTCGCGTAAAGATCGGGATAGGGTCATATCCGCGTCGCTTAAGTTCATCATAGTTTCGACGCGTGCCATCGGCATCGCCGATCACGTCGAGGGTGAAATAGCGCCAGATCGGAATCCTTTTCTGCGCGTGGTCGAGCGCCTTGCAGTAGTCGTCCAATGAAAAGTGGCGACCGGTTTTCCAGGCGGTGAAAGCGCCGCTGTCAACGAGGAGCCTGATTTGCGGGTTGCTTTTTAGATCGTCGTACACGCGCGGTGTCAGGTACTCTAGAGAGATCAGCAGGTTCAACTTCGGTGCCGTCGACTTTGGCTTTGAAGCCCGAGGTTTCGATGGCGCGCTTAATGACCTCTCGGACCTCGTCAACATGCTTGCTCTCTACCTCGACCTCGATCACGCCTTCGATGCCATCCAAGTGCTCGCCGGAATCCTTGACGCTCTGACCGTCGGTGCCCCATCCGTCGGAAATCATCTTTAGCTCATGTTCGCCAAATCCGAGCATAGGAATGTCGAAACCCGCGAGCTCCAACTCAGAGATTTCCAATCGCAGTAACGGCAAGTCCCAAGGCGACGCTTGCGTCAGTTGGTTGTCTGCGATCCGGTATGCGCGCTTTTCCTTGTCGCTCCATCCGCGCGCTTCGACGACAACGATGTCTGGCCATCCCAGCTGTTCGGCAGCAAGCACGCGACCGTGGCCAGCGATGATCTCGCCCTTGGTCTTGCCGGGGTCACCGTCGATTAGGACGGCTTGCGTCTGCCCGTACTGTTGAAGCGATTGGGCGATAAGCGCCACCTGCTCAGGCGGGTGCGTCTTGGGATTCCGCGCGTAGGGGAGAAGCTTCGAGATCGGCCAACGCCGAAGATTATCAACCGGCCATGGCCGCGGCTTTGCCTGCTTCGCCAAAATTAAACCTCTCCCGAAGAAGGATGGCGACGGCCATCTGGCGGTTGGGGTCCGTTAATCCAGATCGACCGTCGCCTCGAACCGCGAAGACCGATGGAGGGGTCCGGGGGGATATTAGACCCTTCGCCTCAACGCGGTGCGATTCCTATTTACCGCAGAGGAATGGCGGTTGACCTTCGGGGGGCTGCAGGTCAGCGCCTCGAACTTAAGGGCCCGATGGAGGGGGGCAAAACATTCCCTCTTCGCTTCCCCGCACTTCGATTTCCTCTGCTTGTCTGAATATATCTGGTGTTCGCGCTTGTTCGTCAACGCGGCCTGTTCAAAACTTCCATCCCGTCCTTCGCGAGAGCGTCCGCCAGCGCGCGCGCCTCCTCAAGCGTCATCGGCCCCATGATCTTCTCGACGAGTATGCCGAGCACGTAGACGTTGACGTGGTAGGTGGCGCCGTCGTCGCCGGTAGCGATGTCGATCTTGATCATCGGATCTCTTCCGCCCCGTCTGGCAATGGCGCCGGATCCTCGTAGTTGGTCCGGTGGTAGCGGTGCGAGAGCGTGCTGTACCGCAGGCTCGCCTCGCCGACCTGGCCGGTCTCCCCGAACCTGACCTTGACGACCTCGATCAGCGTGAGCTCGCCGCGCGTGCTCGCCGAGCGCCGCTTCGCCTTGCCGTCGTCATCCTCAGCCTTGTCCTCCGTGTAGCGCGATACGACGACGCCGAGGTCTGGCTTGTTCGCCCAGTGCGCAGAGCCTTCGACGTCGTAGAGCGTAGGCGTTGTCCTGCGCGCGGCCTCGTCGCGCTTCGTTGGATGGGCGACGATGATGACGAGGACGCCCCTCTGCTGCGCGAACCGACGCAGCTCGCGGATGCCCCGGCCGATGTAGTCCGTCATCATCTCGTCGCGCCGCTTGAAGTGCTCGATCTCGTTCCACGGGTCGATGACGAGAATCTTGATGCTGTCGCGGACGACTGCGTCCTTCGCCTTATCGAGCACCCATTCGAGCGTGCGCTCCTCGGCGTCCCAGGCGACGGGATCGACGTCGAGGAAGACGAACCCGCGCTCGATCCACTCATCGATCTCGCGCAGCTTGTCAGCGTCGACCTTGTGGGCGCCGTCTCGCGCGCGGATCGACCGCAGCTTGTGCCGAAGGTGCGGGACGACGGGCATCTCCGGCGAGAACACCGCGGCGGTCCATCCCTTCGTCTCGACAATGTGCGAGACGACTTGCATGACCCACGAGGACTTGCCGCAGCCTGGGACGCCCGTGACGACCATCAGCGCGCCAGGGAACGGCCTCAGGTGCTGCAGGGCACCGTCGTTCCAAGGCAGTCCGCACAATTCAAGCTGCGGCTTTTCGGGATACTCGGACAGACGGTAGAGCCCGGTCAGCGGATATTCCTTCGCCTCGCGCAGGACCCGCACGACCTCCTTCTGCCCGTGCTGCATCATGACCTCGTTGAGGTCCTTGCAGTCCTCCGGGTAGGTCACGTGCTTGCAGCGGGCAGCGCCGAACCGCCGCACAAGCTCTGCGGCGAGGGCCTGACCAGGCTCGTCGCTGTCGACCGCCAGCACGAACCACTTGATGCGCGCGAGCTTGTCGCGATTGTTCCAGAGAAACTTGAACTTCCCCTTCTCGTCGTCGACCGGCTCGTCCGTGATCTGGCCTGGCGCCCCCTCCGGGACGGACACCGTCTTGTCGAACCCGCAGTCGATCGCCGTCAGTGCATCAAGCTCCCCCTCGGTGATGATGAGTTCGCCGTCTTCAGCGAGGTCGAGCGCCTCAGCGTTCCAGAAGGTCTTCTTGCCGCCCTTGCGCTGCCAGAACTTCTTGTCCGGCCCGCGGTACTTCTCGTTGACGCAACGGTCATCCTCGATGAACGGGAAGACGATGATGTTCCCGGCATCGTTCGGAGCGACGCGACCGCTCTGCAGGCTAGCCGTATATATCCCGTACCGGGCGGCGGTAGCGGGGTTGATCTTTCTGTTGGTGAACGCCCTTATCCCGATCGGTCCCAGTTTCATAAAAGTAGCCTCCCTTCCATAGGCAATGGTTGCAGTAGAACTTGAAGCCGTCCCACTCCGACCTAACGGCGAGGACTTCGCTCCGTTGGTGATGACGCTGCCGTCCGCGACTGCACTCGGGGCAAACGAAGTACTTGCGCCCCCGGAATCGGCGCGGGTCGCAGCCGACCTGCCGCAGCCTCGCGAGCGTCTCGTCGAGCTCCGACTTCATGGGTTGTAGATCACACGAACGGTCTTCGCCGGCTCGCCCTTGCGTTTCTCGTCGCGCTCCCTCGCGTGATCTCGGCGCTCGGCCGACTTCTGATTAACCGTCATGATGAACTGCTCGATCCCCGCGAGCCTGCGTTCAGGCGTCGCATAGCCGTAGTCGGCGAGCTTGCGCATCGCTGTCCTCGCAATGTTGCGGACGATGATGTGTTTGAAACGCTCTTGCCACTCGTCGAGCGTTTGCTTGCGGATCAGGAACGTGCCGTCGTCCGAAAGCATATCATTCGGGCTCATTGGATGCCCGCTTTTTTCCTTCACCGAAGACCATGGCGCGGAAGCGCTAGCGTCGACCGACGCTGTGTTATTTGTTTGTATGTATGTATGTTGCGATTCTGCGTTCAATGATTTCAAAGGCTTGCGACGCAAACCCCGGGGGGGTTGGGCTTGGGTTGGGCTTGGGTTGGTCGTGGGTTGGTCGTGGGTTTGTTCGAGGTTTGTTGTCTGCTTGCCGGGCTTTTTGCCGATCATTGAGAGCACGTGAGCGACGCGTTTGTTGAAAAGCTTTCCGCCCTCGACGACCTCGATTTTCTTCATCTTGATCAGAGCGTCGAGCGCGATCCGAAATTTGAGCGTGGCCTGGTTGCAGCGCGCGGCGATGCCGCGCTCATGGCGGACGATCGGCCCATCGTTGAGATACATGAGATTGCAAAGGACGTCGTAGGCGCGGTACTCGGCGTCGGAAAGGCTTTCGGTGCCGTCCATCCAAGCTGGAACGTCGCGCGAAAAATATAAGGCCATGTTTCCCCGCAGCATCGGAGTGGAGGCGGGACCGAGGCCGTATGCTGCCGGCACACGGCCCCGCCAGGGATCGCGAGCCCGTCGGCGCGCGAGTCGCAACGTAACATAGCCGACGCATCGAAGGCGACCCGTCGTCAAAACCTCGTTGCCTGATCCCCGAGGCATGTCCATCCGCGCCTTCGCTCGCGGCTGAAAAGGTCGAGGTAGGGGCCTTCGCAGAACTGCTCGATGCGATCGCGTAGCTCCTCAGGTTTGCGCGAGTGCTCGCGCACCGGCGCCACGATCAGCTCGCGCACAGCGGCCGATCGGCGCGACGGCTTGCCGCGTTTGCCGAGCAGACAAAGCTCGATGTTATGGCGCGTCGTGTGGCCCATGCCGACGTGCCAGCGCTCGCCGGTCTTCGTCGTCTTCGCCCACGAGAACCCGATCGCGCTGTACTCGAAGCCCCAGCGGAGCATGACGTCGATGCAGAACGGTAGCAGCGGCCCTGTGGCCCAGAGGAACAGCCAGCAGTTCACATCAGCGACTTGGCGCACGTCGAGGTGCAGCACGTCGCCAATGCTCATGGTTTGGTAGTGGCGCTGCGCCGAGCGTCCCTCGCCCTTCGGCGAGAACGACCGGAATGTCCAGGGAGGATCGGCGACTATCGCGCGGAACTTATGCCGCGGAAGCCTTGCCAGGCTTTCGCTGATGTTCGGCATCTGCCCCCCACATCGCGATCAGCGCGGCCTCTGCTCGACCGTGGTCGCGCTTTCTTGAGACGAGCCTCTCGGCTGATGGCAGCACGCGCAAGAGCGCTTGCCGCGCCTGCTCCTTGTCGCCGCCCTTCAGGCCGAAGGCTCTTTTCCACACCGCAGGCTCGACGACCTCAAGACGGATTTTGGCGAGGATCACGGCCGCTTCGAGCGCGCCGACCGCCCGGCCGTACTTGAAGCCGGACGCGATGCCCTGCTTCGGCATCACGCCGGCGCGCTCGATGAAGGCGACGTCCGGCTCCATATTCGAGATCCAACTGGCGAGCTCCAGCACGTCGACGCGGCGTTTAGCATCCTCGCCGCGCGTCGGGATGTCGATGGCGTCGACGAGCGTCGTGAACTCGAGGTCCACATGAAGAAGCGCGCATCCGCCTTCCAGGCCCGGATCTATGCCGAGGACGCGTAGGACGTGGTCGGGCCAGTATCTCATTGTCTTCTCCGTGGTTGAAGGCCGACGGCGATATACTCCCACTTCTCCGGGCCGACGCGGCGCTGCACGAGTGCCGCCAGGCCCGAGCGGAACTGCTCCATAGCCGCGCGGCTGGCGGCTTCAATATCGGGGTTCCCCATCTTGTCGAAAGCGAGGTGCCCGACGTGGTAGGTGATGCGCTCGCCTGGTGCGAGCGCCATGATTGCCCCGATCATGTTAGTTTAGTTTGGCAGCTTCGCTGCGCGCCTGTGCCCGGTCGGCGATCGCCTCGGGCGAGTTCGCCTCGCGGACTTTCTCCGCAAAACTGCCGGGACGTGGTTTGACCGGGGCGCTTTCCAGAGGGTCAGGTCCGGTCTCGCTTTCGTCGAACGCCTCCACCTGCTCGTCGAACTCGGCCTGCAGCCCGGACGCCTCGACGTAGGCGCAGAGTTGCGCCCAGGAGATCGAGCCCTTGTTGCGGCTCTTGCGTTCGAGTTGCCGCAAGACGCCGAAGGCCCACTTGTCGAGATGCTCTTTCTCGACGGCGTTGCTGATGAGCGAGGCGACGCGGCCCACGGCCTCGTTCTTGTCGCTCTCCGCGCCCTTCACGTTCTTGATGAGCGACTTGAGCTTCGGGGTCGAGATCGTCTTCTGCACATCGCTCGGCTTCGCCGCCGCGTCGTCCTTCTTTGCTCGCGCCATGGTGGTGATCCTTTCGGTTGGGTGATTTGCAGATGGGGCATAGTAAAGCACGGCGAGGTGGGGGGATGGAACGTGTGGCATCCGACTTTCCTGTGATATAATTCGTTGCGGGCGTTAATCAGAAAAAGGGCGGAGGGCTTCAAATGACAGCGATAGCATTGCGACCGGCGTTCGATCCGAAGACGAGCACGTGGTTCTTGGATGACGGCAGGGAAGCGAAGACTTTGGAGGGACTACGGCTCAAGCTGGTGAATGGCGAATACCTCGACGGCATCGTGAGGCCGGAGCATCCGATAATTGCACGCCATCGAGCGCCGGTGCTCCCGAACAAAGAGTGGGTGAACTGGCCAGCGCATATGGAGAGGCAAGATGACGTCGACGCGGCTGCCCCCAAGCCGTCGCCGCGCCCGTCGCCACGCAAGGTCAGCACTATCGCGCTGCGCTCTCCGCCACCGCCGAGGATTCCACAGATGACGCCAGAGGCGAGGCAGGAGGCCGCGCGCCAGCGGTCCGAGCGCACCTTGGCCCGGTTGCAAAAAAAATTCGGCGACATTGTTCCGCGCGTCAAGGTCACCCGAAAGAGCAGCAGCTCCACGCAAGTAGATTGGGATGATGCCTTGATCGCGGAGGTCGAGCGGTTGCGGGGTGATGGCCTGAGCTACGGCCAGATCGGCAGCATCATCGGCGTGTCGCGGAATGCTGTGATCGGAAAGATGAAGCGGATCGACGACAGCAGGCGGGCGACGAAGTTGGCGGTGCTGGCATATTCGGGTGAAACGTAATGAACAGGAACGAGCGACAGCGTTTCGAGGGGTATCTCTCAGCCAAATACGGCATCCCGTTGCCGGTCGATCATCCCTATCACGTCTATCGCCCGTGGTGGCGACGTGCGCTATGGCGACTGAGAATGGCTTGGCGGCGAAGCAAGGTGAGGATACGAGAATGGAAAACAGCAAGATTGAGTGGTGCGACCACACGTTCAACCCTTGGATAGGCTGCCAGAAGGTCAGCCCAGGTTGCGACAACTGCTACGCCGAAGCCATGATGGACAAGCGCCTCGGCAAGGTCGAGTGGGGGCCGCACGGCGAGCGCAAGCGGACGAGCAAAGTCTATTGGAACCAGCCGATCAGGTGGGCCTCGCGGCGACCGCTGTTCGGGCGCCCGCGCGTGTTCTGCGCGTCGCTGTCCGACTGGCTCGACAACAAGGTGCCGCAGCAATGGCGGCGCGATCTCGCGATCCTGATCCACGCCACGCCAGAGCTCGACTGGCTTCTGCTGACGAAGCGGATCGAGAACTTCAAAAGACTGTCGCCGTGGCCGCTCGTGTATGGCGAGGGTGGGCTCGGTCAAATCCCCTTCCCGAGAAACGTCTGGCTCGGTATCACCTGCGAGGACCAAAAGCGCTACGACCAGCGCTGGCCGATCCTCGCTGAGATCCCGGCGAGCGTGCGCTTCGTCAGTTATGAGCCGGCGCTCGGGCCGCTTTCGATCATCGCCACCGAGCCGATCAGGTTCAAATACAACGGCATCGATCCGGATTGGATCATCTGCGGCGGCGAAAGCGGACGCGGCGCGCGCGAGATGAACCCGGAGTGGGCACGCTCGCTGAAATGGGAATGCGAACAAGTCGGCGTTGCGTTCTTCATGAAGCAGATGACCGGCAGAAAGCCCATCCCTAACGATCTCATGGTGCGCGAATTTCCCACAGTGCGATGGAAGGAGGCGGCATAATGTGCAACGACGAAGTCGACATGGTCGAATGCATCGACGACGATTGGTACAGAGGCGGGGAAGCGGGCGCCGTGAAGACGCCGCCGCCTTTCCCGTCCAAGGGTGGCATCTACACCGTCATCGGCGCGCGCAAAGTCCAGCACAACGGCGTGACGCTATTATGCTATGCACTTTGGGAGATGCCGATCAGGCAAGGGCTGTGGGAGGCGGACAAATTCCGCCCTGTGCGCCGGCCTAGCATCGAAACGCTGCGCGGCCTATTGAAGACGAAGCCTCAAGATTACGTCGGCGGACCAACGACGGTTCAAGGACAATTCGTGCAGCATGACAACTGTCGTTGCACGCCACTACCGAAGCGAGGAGTCCACTCCCCTCAAGCGAGCGGCAGCGCGAGAAGGTAACCGGCTGAAGGGTTAACGCGCCCCTCGGCCGCAGGCCACACAAGGCAGAGCTCGGGCCTCGCTTTCGGTCAGGCGGTTGGATACCCGCGAAGCTCTGCAAGCCGCATTCGAACCAAAGGCATGTCGTCCGAGTTCTTATGTGTGCGGGAGCACGTGGGAAGGAGGACGGCATGTCCCTTACAGGTCTCGTGCTCGGCGTCATCAACATCGCCATCGTCGTCGCCATCTTGCTGCTGGTCGGCGCGCTCGTCGTCTGGTTCTGTCGGCTGCTATTCAAGATAGAGGTCGACGGCAACGTGCAGCGGCTCTACCTCGCGGTTGTTGGGTTGATCGCGCTGTACATGCTCGTCGCGCTGCTGCTCGGGATGCCTACGGTCAGGATCGTCCACGGCTCGCTGCCACTCATGACCGGCTAGACGGCCGCATCGCTTTCTGTATAACTTCCGCCTGTTTTGCAAATTACAGGCGGTTAGCAGAGGCCAATGCCAAGAGGATCGAAACCAGGCGAGCATCGCGGCGGTCGCAAGGTCGGGACACCGAACTTGAAGACGCTAGAGAAGCAACTTCTCGCCAAAAACATAGCAGACGCCGTCAAAGAAGGCCGCCGCAAGAAGCGCGAGGAAGACGAGGCCGCGCTCGCTCGCAAGGCTGAGATCGCGGCCTCGGAGATCCAGAAGGCCGAGGGCCAGCGCAAGCTATTGGCAAAAGAAGTCCTTGACCAATACATGACCCTTTTCGCGGGCATGTCGGCGCGCTATCAGCCGATCAAAGGCAACAAGACACCGAACGAGAAGAAGTTCAACTTCTATGCCGAGAAGGCGATTGATTGCGCGCACAAGCTCGCGCCCTACCAGTCGCCGAGGTTGCAGGCGCTGGCGATCGCGCCGGTCCCTGATGCGCAGTCTGGCCCGCGCCGCTTTACCCTCAAGATTTTCGACAACGACACGCGCACGATTGTCCGCGCTCCGACTGACGATCCCCACAACCCGCCGCGTCTCATGAAGGAGATCAACCCGCGTGATCCTCCGCAACAGCCCTAAGGCCCTGGCGATCAACTGTCGGACCTACCGTCGCAACCTAGCGCAGGCGATGACCGACCCGCGTGTCCGCGAGATTATCGCTGACCTCGTGCTCCTCGAGAAAGTCTGCGAAGCGTCACTCTTGCAGGAAGTTGTCGCGGAATACGACTTCAGCGAGAAGCCGGTCCGCGCCAATGGTCCCGCATGGCCGCACTGACTACGGAGCTAGAATACGTCAGGCCGCCGCTCTATCCGAAGCAGCTCGCGGCGATCTTCGATCCAAAGCGGTATTCGCTGATCGAGGCGTCGACGAAGGCCGGCAAGACGTCAGGTTGTATCGCCTGGATTATCGAGAAGGCGCTCGAAGGCGGCAACGGTCATAACTTCTGGTGGGTCGCTCCCGTGTCATCTCAGGCGGTGATCGCGTTCAAGCGCTCGGTGCGCGCGCTGATCGATTCCAATATCCCGTCGCGCGCCAGCATCTCGAACAAGATGATCACCTTGGAGAACGGTGCGGAGATTTGGTTCAAGTCGGCCGATCATCCGGACTCGCTGTATGGCGAAGACGTGTATGCCGCTGTGATCGACGAGGCGAGCCGCATGAAGGAGGAGGCCTTTCACGCGGTCCGCTCGACGCTGACAAAGACCAGCGGACCCATGCGCATCATCGGCAACGTGGTTGGTCGGAAGAACTGGTTTTACCGAATGTGCCGGCTTGCCGAGAAGGGTGATCCGGATATGGGCTTCCACCGGATCACCGCGCCCGACGCCGTCGCCTCTGGCGTGCTTGCAAAGGAGGAGATCGAAGACGCGCGCAGACGCTACCCCGAGCACATCTTCAAGGAACTCTATCTCGCCGAAGCGGCCGACGACCAAGGCAACCCATTCGGGCTAGACGCTATTCGCGAATGCATCAACCCTGACGGGCTATCGAAGGACCCGCCGATCGTCTGGGGCTGGGACCTCGGCAAGCACATCGATTGGACCGTCGGCGTGGCGCTCGATCTCAAGGGTCGCGTCTGTCGCTTCGAGCGCTGGCAGCAAATCCCTTGGGACGCCACGGTACAGCGAATCCTCAAGATCACCGGCAGCACGCGCGCGCTCGTCGACTCGACTGGTCTTGGCGACCCCGTGCTAACGTTCCTGCAGAAGCGCCCGCTGACGAAGTTTGAGGGGTTCCTGTTCACGCCGAGTTCGAAGCAAAAGCTGATGGAAGGCCTAGCGATCGCGATCACCGGCTATGAAGTGAGTTTTCCTGCCGGGCCGCTCGTGCTAGAGCTCGAATCGTTCGAGTACGAGAAGCGGCCGACGGGCGTCCGCTATTCGGCACCGGCCGGGTACCACGATGACTGTGTGTGCGCGCTCGCCCTGGCGGTCGAGCACTGGCGGGCGAAGCTGGCGAAGGCGCGGTACGCTTCCTTGGAGTGGGTTGGATGAAAAGGCTGTTCGCTGTCCCGGCGCTCGGCATCATCTTCTCGGTGATGGTGTGCTGCACGTCTGGCAACTGCTTCTCCAAGGCGGAGGCGACGTGCTCGCTGCCGATCACGGAACGCTGATGGTCGACGTCAACCAAATCAGAGGACGCTCTGCCGGGCGCATGGCCGGCGGAGGTTAGCGGTTGTCGTTCCACTTCTTCGACTCTCTCAGGAACCTCGTCACAGGCCTCGGCGTCCTCGGCAAGGACAAGAGCGTCTCGAACGCGTACATCCTCAACCCGCTGTCGACCGAGCAACTCGAAGCGGCATATCGCGGCGACTGGGTCGCGCGGAAGGCCGTCGACATCCCCGCAGCCGACCTGACGCGAGAGTGGCGCGACTGGCAGGCGGACCCCGCAGACATCGGCGAGATCGAGGACGCAGAGAAGAAGCTCGACATCCAGCGCAAGCTCAAGCGCACGATGATCAAAGGCAGGCTCTACGGCGGCGGCGCGCTGATCCTCGGCGTCGACGACGGCCAGGCGCCCGACCAGCCGCTCAACCTCGACCGCGTGAAGGAGGGCTCGCTTAAGTACGTCCATTCCGTCTCGGCGATGCAGTTGACCGCCGGCGAGCTTGAGTTCGACGTGAACTCCGAATGGTTCATGGAGCCGAAGTACTTCCAATTCAGTTCCGGGCTCGCGAGCCTCGCCAGCATCTCGTCATCGGATCTGCTGGCAAAAATCCACCCGAGCCGCGTTGTGCGGTTCCTCGGCTCCGAGGTCCCGGACCTCGAGCGCAACCAGTCCGGCGTCGCCGGGTTCGGCTGGGGCGATCCCGTCATCCAGGTCATCAACGACGCGGTCCAGGCCGTCGCGGCTTCGACGCAGGGCGTGGCGACGCTGATCCAAGAGGCCAAGCTCGACGTCATCAAGCTGCCCGACCTCGCCGAGCAGGTGTCGACGCAGGCCTATACCGACCGGCTGTCGTCGCGCATGCAGATGATGGCGACGATGAAGTCTCTCGTCGGCGTGACCCTGCTGGACAAGGACGACGACTGGAACCGGATCCAAGTTACATGGGCGGGCCTGCCCGACATCATTAAGCTCTACCTTATGATCGCGAGCGCGGCGGTCGACGTTCCTGCCACGCGGTTCCTCGCGCAGTCGCCGGCCGGCATGGACGCCACGGGCGAGAGCGACACCCGGAACTATTACGACCGGCTGCGCGCCGAGCAGAACACCGAGGTGACGCCGGCGCTCAATCGGCTCGACGAGGTTCTGCTACGCTCGACGTTCGGCACCAAACCTGACGGCATCTGGTACGAGTGGGCGCCGTTGTGGGCCGCGACCGACGAGGAGAAGTCTAGGACGTTCCTCGCCAAGGCCCAGGTCTACCAGATTGACGTCGGGGCCGCGCTGATCCCCGACGAGGCGCTTCGCCAGGCGCGGGAAAATCAGCTGATCGAAGACGGCGTCTATCCGGGCCTCGAACAGGCGCTCGAAGACGCCGAAGCTGAGATGGCGGCGGCCATGGGCGAGCTCGACCCCGAGGTCAGGGCGCAGGCTGAGCAGCAGCTCGCGCTACAGAAGGCGGGCGTCCCGATGCTCCCGCCGCCCGCCCAGCCCGCACCGGAGGGCGGTGGCGCGCCCGGTGAGCCTGCGGGCGGTCAATCTACAGGGGGGGCTCAGAAAACGAACAGGCGAGCTTCCCCCGGGCAACAGGACGCGCTCCCCCGAGACAAAAACGGGACTTTTGCGCTCGGAATGCACGTCGGGAAGGCTCGACGTCGAGGGCTCGCCGGGTATGGGCGCGGGCGAAGGGCGGGCTCGAAGCAAGATCAGTCTATGCGCCATGCTGGATGGGTTGCGGGTGAAGCGCTGACAGAGCACGGGCGACACATCCTCGCCGCGATACGCCAGCACGACGCCGAGCCGAGACCGCTCTACGTCTATCGTTCTGTCGTAAACGGCGCCGAGATCGCGCGTTGGGCGAAGACGCAAAGGATTCAGATCCCCGACGTCAACGATCTGCATGTGACGATCCTGTATTCGCGAGAGGCGGTCGACCCGATCAAGATAGGCGAGCCGCGCGACGGCCAGGCGCCGCCTGACACTGCCAAGGTGCCGGCTGGCGGGCTCTACATCGGGCCGGGCGGACCGCGCGCGATCGAGCGCATGGGGCCCGGCGGGGCGGCGATCGTCCTGCAGTTCGCCTCGTCTGCGCTGTGCTGGCGCCATGAGGAGATGATCTATCGCGGTGCGTCCCATGATTACGAGGACTACACGCCTCATATCACGCTCAATTCGACCGGCGCGAACGAGTACACGGACTTGAGCCCGCCGCTCAACGTCCCAGGCATCGAGCCATATCGAGGCGAGATCATCCTTGGTCCCGAGGTCTTCAAGACCATCGAGATAAACCAACCTGCGGGGACGTCGTCGTAGCCGTTCCCGCCTGTCGGCCTGCCCCCGCTCGTCGCACCCACTCCCGCCGGGGGCGGGGGCAGCGTCCGACTTCCCCTCGCCAAAATCATGTTATAATCCGACTCGGCACGGGAGTTGGACATGCAAAAATCAATCGAGACGTTCCGCGCTCTTGAGCGCGAGGCAAGGGAGCTCGCAGTCGACGCGCTGCGCATTGCGCTGAAGACTGGTGACGAGCGGCAAAGGATCGAGCTGCGCGATCGCGCTAACGCGCTGTTGTCGGCCGCCAACGGTTACGCCATGTCGATCGCGTTGATGAGGGAGTCCGAGCGATCTATCAGGCACGTGTCATGACTGAGCCGCGCGATCCGCCGTATTATTGCATAGCCGGTCGCTGCTATAGCCCTATAGCTTGCGCGGGGCTCGATCACTGCCGAGAACGGCATTTTCTGGACAAGGACGACCCCGATATGTTGCCACCCGGCAATCCCGAAGATGTCGCACGCCAAATGATCGACTTCCTGAAAGGCAAAAAAGACATGACGCTTATCGAAATCGCCAATGAGGCCCTTGCCAACGCAATCGCCAAGGCAAATGCAGCCGATGATTATTTCGAGAGCGCGATTCGGGCTGCGGGTTA